TAATATAGACCTTTAAGTCCTTCCTTCCAAGCCTTGAAATGAACTGCATTAACGAATCCTTTATCGGCACCTGACGGGAAGAATAGGTTGACGCTTTGACCTTGGCAGATAAACTCTTGTCGCTTACATGCATGGTCAACAACCCATATTTGGTCAAGTTCAAACGCTGTCTTAAAGACTGCTTTCTCTTCGTCGGACAAGAACTCCAAGTGCTGTACAGAGCCTTCATTTGCAATGATTGAATCCCATACCTTCTTGGTGTTTTGTTTGTGCTCATCTAATACTTTCTCCAAGTACTTGTTCTTAACGAGGTGGGCACCCGCACGAGTGCGATGAGTATATGCATTAGACTTAATAGGCTCAATGCTAGAACTACAATTACAGATAATAGAACTATTAGCATTTGGTGCAATGGCGAGTAAGTGTGCGTTACGCATCCCTGTACCTTCCATGTCAGGAGCCTCACCACGTTCTGTGGCGAGTTCCTTAGATGCTTGTACAGCTTGCTCTTTAATGTCCTTGAATATTGCATAGTTCATACTCGTGGCTGCGAATAAACCAGACTCCCACGGGATACTTTTAGACTGCAAGTATCCGTGGAAGCCCATAGCACCCAGACCTATCGAGCGTTCTCTTTGAGCAGAGAATTTAGCTTTTGCAAGTTCTTCTGGTGCGTGGTCAATAAAGTATTGGAGAACGTTATCAAGGAATCGGACCAAGTCTCCAACCATGCCGGTGTCTTTCCATTCGTCATATCTTTCGACGTTAACTGATGAGAGGCAACATACTGCTGTGCGTTCTTCACTTGTTGGGAGGTGGATTTCATTGCAGAGGTTAGACCCGTGAATGCTGAGTCCAAGTTCTTTTTGGCTAACTGGTAAGTATCTGTTGGCTGTGTCGATAAAGTTAAGGTAAGGACTGCCAGTTCTGAACCTAGCTTCAAGTATTCTTTCCCAAAGTTTTCTAGCTGGGATTGTATCTCTTGTAGTTCCGTCATTAGGGTCTCTAAGTTTCCATTCGTGTCCATTGATTACGCTCTCCATAAAGTCGTCAGTAATGTTTACTGCGTTAAATAAGTTGAAGCACTTACGATTAATGTCGCCGCCCGTAGGTACTTTAAAGTTAATGAACTCAATAATGTCAGGGTGTGACACATCAAGATATGCGGCATAACTTCCTTTGCGAGTACGGCCCTGCTTCCAAGCAGTCATACCCGAATCAATTACTTTGAGGAAAGGGATGGGTCCTGGAGCCTTATCTGAGATGCCACGTACGCCACCCCAGTGCCCACCAACACCTCCACCCTTAACAGATAGCCATGCGACTTCTTCTGGGTGCCCGATTAAGGACTCAAGATTATCACCAATATAAGACAGAAAACAGCTAATAGGAAGACCTTTACTACTACCATTATCACTCGGAGCATTACTGAGAACGGGACTAGCAAACATAAACCAATTAAGAGAAGCATAGTCATAGATGCGTTGTGCGAGTTGATAATCCTCATAGCAGTATGCCTCCGCAGCCCGTGCGTACGCTTCCTGTGGAGACTTTTCCCATGGAAGCATGTAGTAGTCTTTCATTAAGGTCATTCCCTGCTCAGACAGCAGGGCATCACGTGAGAGGTCAATCTTAACTTTCACTGGCCTGATCCTTGTAAATGTTGTATGTCTTATTAAATATGTGGCGAAGTTCTTTCGCCGCCCTTTCCTCTTCAGGGCTTAACTCACTAGACTCTACCATTGATAGCATCTCGTCAGCAAATCCTAAAAGCTTTATCAGTTGTCCTTCTGGCAACTTAATCTTAATCATCTTGCGTGTCGTCATGCACGTAACCCTGTCTCTTTTCCATGCGGTCTAACAAACTATTCAAATACCAAATAGCTTTACGGTAGTCTTCCTCTTTATTCTTGAAGGGTGCACGGGTAACGTATTCCCAAGCTGTCATCCAGTCGAATGCATCTTCATAGGGTAGCACAATACCATCAAGCATCAGCTTCTGTAGCAATGCTTCACGTACGTCTTTGACTTCAAGCTTGTCGTTAAGGATGTAATGCTTGGGGGAGTTTACCATGTCAGGTCTAGCATCAAAGTCCTTAGCGTCTACGCTATGCATCTCTTTAACTTGTTCAAAAAAAGAACTCCAGTCTTCTTTGCTCATGCCTCTCCTCCAGTCTCCATGCGTAGTAGTTCTAGCTGTTCATCCGACAGTCCGTCAAAGTAGTCAACATCAGCAGGATCGACTATGAAGTCAAATGGCTTGTTACCTGCAACTAAATGCTCAAAGCCATTACGCAATATAGTATCCATGTCATTCTGAATCATGTTTGATATACCCGCCATAAAGACTGCAAGCATATCATCATAGTCAACATCTTCTTCAGTGTTAAAGTCTTTCTCAATATTCATGTTGCTAGGATAGAAGCCACACGAAAAGTTAGTAACCCCTTCCTCGTCTACGCTTACACGAAGGAATGCTTCCCCCGGCTCTAGGTCTAGGCTGACTGATTTACTCATTGAACCATTCCTCTGGAATTAGTTTATCTGCGTATAAGAACTCGTGCTTAGTGCACCAGTCTGCGTAGGATGTCTTTGATCCCTTACGTATCTTAGCCTTAGAGTTAGAGAAGACAAACCGTATATCGTGGTCCGTCTGCTCTTGAATCCACAAGTGCTTCTTGCGATCCTCTAAGGTGAACCTGCCTTTTGTTTCCACCACAATACCATTAGGCAAGACAAAATCAGGAGTATACGTTCTATCAGTAGAGGGCTGTGTAAAGCTAATTCTTGAAGATGCATCCTCATACTTAACACGTAATCCCCGCTCCTTGATCTGATCTGCAACAGTCTTTTCCAAGCCTGACTTATATCCATATTTTCTAGCCGCCTTACTGAACGTCATCGTTGTACACCGTGTAGTATCTCCAAGGCTTATTCTTAGCCTGTGATGCTTCTACCCGTCTGTACTGTAACGTAGGCCAACAGGAATACTTGTAGTCGCAGTACATACAATCCTTGGCAATGTACTTGTTGCCAGTAGGCACCTTACGGAATGTCTCGTCAATCTCGTCAAAGCACCGTTCAAACTCAGCATCAGTAGCAATGTAGTCAATGGTATCCTTGATGACTTCAGTGTACTCGTCTTGATACTGGTTATCTGCTTCGACAAACTTCCATTCGCCTGTAGACTTATTGATAACAATCCATCCGCCAAACGGCATACCACTAGCTTTAGCGTAGCCAAAGCCCTGAGCCATGTACCCAAAAGAGTCATCGGCCCGTACGGTTTCAAAGTCTTTGAATTTGTGTTCAAAAGCGAAAGGAGATGAGGATTTGATGTCCCATACCTTACCGTCAATAACTACGTCATACTCTCCTTGGATAGACGCATCATCACCTAAGTCAAGCTTTACCTTGCCGTGATAGGACTCGACTGGTATACCTGCACCACGCATCAAAAGCAAGGACAAAACCTCAATAACATCGCCTAACAACATCTTCATGATAAAGTCATACGATGGCTTAGATGCATCTTCTGGATGATTCTTCTGCCACCACAGTTGGCAACGTGGCCTACCTGCATTGGACATACGTACTGTGAAGTCACGTCCACCATCCCTAGTGAACTGCTTAATTAGAGCGTTACGAAAGTCCTCACAGGCTTGATCTATAAGAGCGTCATCGACAGGGGGAGCTTCCCCCGCCGACAACTTAGATAGATACTCCTGTATCCGAACCTCGTATAAATGAGGCATATCGGACATTATTGTATCTCTAAATAATCTTCTACTTCGGCAACAAGCTTCTCGTCTTGCACGTCAGTTTGCTTACCGTAAAGGGCAGAGTTATACTTTGCCATTACGGACTTGTTCTCTGCATTTACTGTGTCCAGTATCTTGGACATAAACTGCAGATCGTCAGTGCTGATCTCCATCTTGTTCTGGAAGTCAGGTGCAAAGCCTACCGTGAAGTAAGTTACTGAACCATTCTTCTGGCGGGTAGTAACAAGCTTGCTAGCTACCTGCATGAACTTGAGCTTGAGATTCTTACAAGGCTCAATCACATCCTGTGAGAAAGCCAAGAAGGAAGCACCCTTCAAGCGTAGAAGACAAGGTACGTCCTGTACCTCTACTGAGTTACCTGCGCCATCCTTAGCGTCAGTCATCGTGACTGTAGAGTACAGATAGCGGAAGCAAGTAATGTCCTTGTACTTCAGCTTAGTATCTGCGTCCATCTCACGTAACTCTTTAGATGTAGGCTTACCACAACGAACAGTCCCTGTCTCGTCAATAGCCTCATCGCCAACACGGTGAATGATAGTCTTGTTGACTACAGCATTCTCGTTTGGATCGTAATCCAAGTACTGCATGTAATCTGCAAATACACGGACCTGCACGTCCTTACCATAGACAGCACCCGAAGGTAGAGTCAATGCGAACATACCCTTCTTCAACTCGTTACCATCGTCATCTTCGTCTTGGTAGTTAACCTTGAGAAGTGGAAGACGGTTACCCATTGATTCCTGTTGTTGAGCTTCACCGGCCCCCATCGCAGCCATAAGCTGATCAGGAGTCATACCATTGTACAGTGCTACTTCACTCATAAATAACATTTCCATTTAGCCAATTTGATCCACTCTTTATTTCAATGGCGAGTGGAATTACCATCTTGTAATCATACCTCAATGCAACTTCATCTGCAACACCTTCCATGCCCTCCGCTAATATTTCTTTCATGATCTCCTGTTCCCCAGGATACACATCAATCACGATGGAGTCATGTACAGTCAATACACATAACGATTTTACATGTCGATCTTTCATCATTTTAACGACACGTATGCAAGCAATAGGAACGATGTCAGCCGTAGCAAACGATTGTACAGGGTAGTTTACAATCTGTGTGCCGTAGCTGATACGGCCATTAGGCTTACGTTCTACGTGTTGCCAGAAGAACTGTCGTCCTGATGGCAGGGTAACTGTTCCGTCTTTGAGCACTCCACGCTTGAGCTTGTCATGCCACTGCTGTAGTCCTTCGTAGATGTTGAAGTATTCTTTGAAGTACTGTTGAACATGTGGAGCCTCCTGCGCCCCCTGACCGCCGTAGAGCGGCGCAAACGTATAAGCCTTCGCCTGTTGCCTCTCATCCTTAGTAATCTCCTCTGAGGGCTTCTGGTTGATGATAGAGGCTGTCTGCTTATGTACATCCTTGCCGGTCATGATGTCATCGTAGATTTGAGCATCTTTAGATAGTTCACCGGCCACTCTGAACTCTAGGCCACTGAAGTCAGCTTCCATGATCTCACCGCCCTCAAACCTAGACACAACACACTTACGAATCGGAAATGTCCCGCTACGTGGTTGGTTTTGGAAGTTAGGGTCTGATGAAGACAAACGTCCAGTAGCTGTAATGCACTGATTGAATGTCGTATGTAGGATGCCATCCTTACGTGTATTACGCCTCATACCGCCACAGAAAGACGCTAGGTAGACGTTCAGTGCGTTAAGCCTACGCATACCTTGTAGGAACTCAATAGCGTCCTGTAGCCCCTTACGTTGAGCCTGAGCTAGTAAGAACTGTAGTGTGTTCTTGTCTGTGCTGAAGCCATTAGCGGATACATCCTGTACGCTGGAAGGCACAAGCTTAAACCCTGCTACCTTATCTGTAGGTATGTACAGTGCACCTTCCCCGTTACATGCAACACACTTGGAGCGATTCTTGTAAGGCTTACCATCCTTCTTAGTCTTCTGTACTGTGCCCAACCCTTGGCAGTCTGTGCATTGTGTACCCACTGTACGATGCAGGATAGAGGAGTTGTTCTTAACAGCAAGCGCAAATTCTTTAGGGGATAAGCGTGGGCGTGGTAATGGCTTGCCTACTTTGTTCAACCCAATGTTAAATACTTCACGCCACTTGTTCTTATCAACAACACGGCGGGAGTACACAACCTCAGACAGTTGAGCAGGTGAGTTAAGGTTGATAGGTGTATCCCCCATCACACTGTTAGCGATCTGGTACAGGCGTTTATGTAGTACGTTACGCTCTTCAGTGAATTCGTTCTCCACATCATCCAATGCGTTAATGTCAATGTAAATACCGTTACGTTCCATCTCTATCAGTACGAACAGCATCTCGTTCATCATGTCACGTGACTTACGCAATCCAGTGAATTCTGGTTTACGGTAGTCATGCATCTGAGATTCGTATACTTCCAAGCATGAGATTACATCGCCACGGCCATAAGTCTCTACGATCTCTGGGTCCATGTCTTCGTAACCAATACCTTTCTTGAATGTCTCTTCCATCAAGTCAGAACGCTTGAGTGTAACGTTGCGTCTCTTCGCAGTCTCTTCCAAGGATAGTGGCATCTTCTGCCCACGTGCCAGTACATACTCCCCGATCATTGTACAGTAGACAGCACACTCAATGGTGAACCCTGCCTCCTGCAGCCAGAGGATATCAAACTTGGCGTTGTGCGCTACGATTACATCCGCTAGCTCTAGCATCTGCTGTAGCTTGAAGTGAGACTCCTTCTGGTCACACTCCATCTTGTTGTGATTGAAGAAGAAGTACTGACCATGTTCATCGTGTAAGAATTGAGCACCGCAAGAAACAATCTTGTTCTCTGGGTTGAATGGACTACCGTCTATCTTCCCGTCAATACGCTGTACTGTGGTCTCAATGTCTATTCCTAATACGTACATATCGTGCCTATCAATCAACGTAGCGAGAGAGCTTTGGTTGTATTTCACAAATAATGGTGCCATGCCATCCCGTTATCTTGTTCTTACCGATGGTGAGGTGACGGGTGTAATCCGGTTCCTCATCCACACCTGATGTATCGTGCTTACCGATACCAATAATAATATCAGCTTCGGCAAACTTACCAGTCTTACTTCCCTCCATCTCAGTAGGGTTTAGCTTGGTCTTACCTTCTGCATCAGCGGATGCCTGACTAATCGCAATGAATGCAAGGTCATGCCGTTTTGCAATCTCACGTGCCTGAGTGTAAATCTCACGTAGCTTCTCATCCGTACGGCTGAAGTTACCTGCAACCTGTACCTTATCTAACTG